TTACTGGACAGCCGTCAACCAGCCGTGAGTACCAGAGTAAGAGATATTGTTTATTGAACTGGTATTGGCGTTGTAGGCAACGACACGGAATGTCAGGGTTCCCGTTGTGTTAGCTGGGCATACCCCAGTGATATCGGTTAGATAGACAGACATCGCATATCCGTTTGTACCATTAGTGGTACTGGCAATAGATACGCTTTCCCCTATCACAGATCCGTTAAGTAGTGCTTGGAATCTTACCCCAAATTCCCCTGGCCCTGCTGCAACTGAGCAGAAACAAACATACTTCTCAATGACCTGAATGATGTTCCTTGGTCTGGTACTACTTCCGATACTGATAGACGTTCCTGTGCCCTTGAACACCTCTGTTATGTCACCAACAAGATCCTGTACCTGTAGAGTCCCACGTATCACGGCGTTATTGCAGTACAATGTTCCATTTGCATCTATTCGGGTTCGTCCTGAATTGAAGTTCAGGGTATCTTGGCCTGCCCTGCCGTCGATGAATCCACCGTTCATGTTCAGCCTACCATTCAGGGTTAGGGTATTACTGAACACTCCACTTGTGGCGTTGATCTGCCCCGTCACCGTGGCGTCAGACATCACAGTGGCTCCCGTACTGCTCACACGGAAAGGTGCAGAACCGGGGGTAGTTGATCCAGCATAGATTCGCCAGTTTGCGTTAGAACCGTCCAGTGTCGCACTGGTATTTCCTGAACCAGCCTGAATGATACTCGTCGATGCTATGTGGTTCCCTGTGATCTGATTGGCCCCAATTTGTGACGCTGTTATATCCCCCACGTATAACGACTTGATCATTGTCTTACCGTTTCTAACTTCGAAGACGCTCTGTGTTCCAGCACTTGAGGCAATGCGGAAAGTATCAGCTAGGAAATCCACGGTACTACCTTGAGAAGTTGCACCCAGACTCATACCTGACACCTTGCCGTCAGCGGTCACCTTCAATGTATAGAGGCTGTTTACCTTCCCATCGGTTGTTACTTGAGCTTGGCTAATAGCAGTAACAGAACTCTTAACTCCGTTAACCTCTGCGGTGTTCTCTTGCTTATACAAACTCAAGGAACTATCAAGGTTAGAGATTGCTATTTCCTGTTGCTGGATAGAACTTGTATTACTTCCAACTGCGGAAGTTAAACGAGTATCCATACTTGTCATTGCTTGGTTAGTTGTTGCAATTGCATTAGTGTTAGTTTGAATAGCACTCGTATTACTCCCAACAGCAGCAGTAAGGCGAGTATCCATACTTGCCATTGCTTGGTTAGTTGTCGTGATAGCATTCTTGTTAGTGGTTATCTTGGCATTTAGATCTGTTTCAGTTGCACTAAGTTCAGTTTCAAGACTAGCAATCTTACCAGTGTTACTATTAGCAACAGTTTGTACATTCGTAATCTGAACACCTTGAGCCTGAACAGTAGTTTTTACTGTGTTGATTTCAGATGCATTCGCGAGGATATCAGACTGTGCTTTGGTGATGTCTGTTTTTGCTTTGGTGATATCTGCTTGTGCTTGAGTAAGGTTGTTTTCAATACTTTCTACATTTGCTTCAAACTCACTATCAGTAAGAAGATCATCGATTGAGGTTTCAGAGTAATACAAAGGTACTGAATACACTGGCCCTGAACTTGGGTGTCCATATACGTCACGATGGGCGATCCATGCGTAACCGCTTGTAGGTGCCTTGCCGCCAAGTACAGAAGTCCACCATCCAACATTAGAACTTGAGACATACTCTGCACTTGTTGGGGGGATTGTCTTACTTTGAGTTACCCAAATGTCGGTGCTCTCGTAGTCCTTCACTGTTTCAGATGGATTCAACCACTCAATGGTTAGATTAATCAGTTCAGAACGTGCCTGTACGCTTGCAGGCTGTGTCATTGGTTCGTTATACATGTTCACCTGTGCCGAGGCCCCAACGTCTGCCCATATGCTCACAGGCGTCACTATTGCCCAGATGTTACGTGATAGTCCGTCTTTTCTGTTCTGCTCTAAGGTGTATGTAAAACTGGGGTCAGTTACGATGAATGTGTTTTTGATGTTGCCTACTGTGGTATGTGCAATCTGAACTTGGTAATACGAAACAACCTCTGATAGGTCTGAATACCCCGCAACTGGATTACCAAGATTTGGGATAGCTCCCTTCACTGCATTCCATTTGATCACTGCATCTTTTCCGGTGAAGTCCCCAGTTAGACCAGTAACAGCAGGCAATGAAAGAACCTTTGCGATACGCTGGTTTAGTAGTTCTGTCCAGCGGCTGTATCCAACAGCGGCCATTGTGCGAACACGGAAGTCATAGTTCGTACCAGATTGGAGATTAGTGATTGTCACACTTTCAGCGGAAACAGTTTGATAAGTAACCCATGTAGTGGATCCTGTCTTCCTGTACTGAACTTCATTTCTTTGATCACCTCTGTACTGGGAACTCCAAGAAAGAACACCATGGCCTTGCACCGTTCCGGTATTCTGAGTAAACACTAGGTTATTTGGTGGATTGATTATCAAAGATGGTTCAGGTAGTGATCCAGAGTTACCGCCAGTTTGATAACCTGATGTATCGAATACTTCTGGGATGTACTCAACGGCCTCAATATCAGAAATCAGAATCTTGTCATCCATAGAACTCTTAATGGATACAACTCTGAACTTCTTATGATCCATGTTGAACATCACATTACTGATCTCAACAACATCACCTAGTTTTAGTTTTGTTGTGGTATTGTCAATTTTAAAACTGATTGACTTCTTCTGTAGTTGTGCTCGTTTATATGCCCTATTGGCAAACCATTTTACTTTTGCATAATCCCCTGCTGAACCATCGACAAGGAATGGTAACTTCAAGGTTTTCTCTTTGATGTATCCATCCTTCTGGATTACTGGATCAGTCTTTTGATTCTTAGGGATTACGTACTTGTCTTGAGAGTAGTTAGAATCCTTGTTTAAGTACTCAACAATGATCGTGTTTGCATAGTCTTCACCACCTTTGTTTAGAACACGGATTTCAGAATGCATTGAACTTTCATCTAGATGAACTAGTGAAGCAGTAACATCGATTGGACGAACTTTGATTAGTCCTGATTCTAGGTATATATCACCATCAAAACTTGCTGCAAAGTCCTTTAGGATTTCTCCGAATGTACTATCTTGGTTAACGAATCCATTAAACTTAAGTTGTTTGTTATCGCAGTAGTTAGCTAAGAGGATGAAACTGGTAATATCTACATCTTCAACTTGAAGGCCCATGCCGAAGTAAGGATCAAGAAGATATGTCAAAATACAACATGCTGGATTCGTATAACTACTTCCCCAGACACGTTTTGATTTATCATCACGACCTAAGCAGTTTGGATCAGTTCTGGGGTCAATTACTGAAATGCCACTTACAAGGGCTTCCAGTTTGTTTGTGGTCTGGATAAATCTAATCTCATTGTCTGATCCACCTGTTGAAACCCAACGTTCAGCGAGAAGTGCCAAACTAGCAATACCATCACCCCTAAAGTTCGCTGAAACTTCCCCATCACTGTTACTAATGATCTGACTGAACATTGCCGATTCAGTTGCAAGACCCTTCTTTAGTCCTACTGATACGTTTGGAAAGTTTGCACTAGTTCTGTTGTTGTGCCATCCAATAGTTTGCGGGAGGGTGTTGTTGAAGTATGGAACACCATTAATGAATATCTGATTGATTGACTTAACTTCACCTAGACCAATACAAAAAATTTGTGCAAAGTAGTTTGTATTGTATCGGTTCGTGTTGCTCCAAGATCTAGCACAAGGTAATAGGCAATCACCAAAAGGTATTAAGATCGGATTATCCTGCCCTCTACGGTCTACACCTACACCGACATCCGTTTGATCCAATGATGGTTGTTTTGCGGTAAGTGATATAGCGAGGGATACGGTACTGATAGCAGCCGAAACAATGGCCGCGATGGTGCTAATTTCTAAGCCCATTAAAAAACTTCCTTATTATTATTATTTTTCTTTTATTATTTTAACTTCCGGTATGCCTTTAGATCCTTGTTGGCACTGATAACTGAACTGAAATCTACGTAGTCGAATGTTCCAGAATCAACAACACCAAATAGATACCCACTATGAAAGATTAAGGTGTGATAGCCATCGACAACCAACAGATCCCCATCTTGGATGAAGTTGGGATCTATCTGTTCAGTACTATTGGCAGCCATGAGACTGTCTAGATCTTTGTGTTGCAGTATTTGAGGCAGTACACGCTTTGCCCCCATAACAGTCTTGAAACGTCCTGAGATAAGTTCTAAGGCGTTCTGTGACTCTTGGGAATCTACCCATTCAAGAAGCAGGGTGAAGCAGCATAGCTTGCTAGGAATGCGTTTCTGACCCCTGTATTTGTTTATTAGTACATCTATATCCATCATTGCTTTTTCCAAATTTCATCATCTTTCATATCCACGTTTGCATATTTGAAAAACTCATCTGTTGAGTTGTAAAACTGGTGCGTTTGTTGGTTCGCTCGCATAAGGGAAGGTTTCTTGTCTAGATCAAAAATCGAATAGCATTCCATTTGAAGGGTTACATACGGCGTCTTAGCACTGTAATTAACCTGTTGTTCGGGAGCTGTTCCCCACCCACGGAAGTACACCTCTTTGGAAAGAATGTTGTTTGATGAATCATCAAAGAATACTCGTTGAATTGTTACCCTTACCCGATTGATACTTATGGATTTCATGAGGTTCAAAATGGAAACGTCGAGGCTGGTCAAAGTTAAAGTTAGAGGTTTACTCTTGATGGTGTTATCTGTGGTAACTTTGTCGATTGCGAGTAATGAGCCGTAACTTAGATATAAATCGCCATTACTATCTTTTAGATCTACACCTGCCGTTGTCCATCTTACGATTTGATTCACTTCTGGGATGTTTCTTAAGTCCATTGAAACTATACTAGCTATATTCATTCTTATAGTACCTCTTTACATTGAAGGGTGATGCTTTCAGCCCGTCCCATCTTCATACTGAAAGAGTTACTATCCAGCCTGAGTCTTAATCTAGGATTACTAAAATTGATTCTTGATGTTGCGGCAGTTGTGAAACGTGCTGCTGGGAAGAAGTTATAGTTACTACCTGATTTAGCTGTTACTACATACAACTTTGTATCATTCGGAAACTGGAAGTATGAACCCTCGGGGATTGTTGTGTTGTTGAGGGTCATTGTTGTGGCCCCTTGTAGTACCTGAGAAGTGTTTAGTACATTGGTTGTATTGGGTGTGGTTAGAACATTGAACCAGCCATCGACTGAACCTAGATCTAACTCAAAAGGTTGTAGCTGACCCCGTATGTTTAGCAGTAAGGCATTTAGTTTTTTGGTTTCTGCTGCTGTTTCGGTTGTTATTGTAAATTTCACTAATATTCTGTGAAGTCCAGTGCCCATGGCATTACCCTTCATGTTAATACTCTCGCTGTAAAACACTGGGCTTTCATGTGAGATCTCAACATCTGAGATTAGCCAATCATTGACGCTTATTATTTGCATTTATTAATACCTTCATAATTATTATTGTTGTATGAAGATATTTACCCAATAAAAAAGGCCCCTTAGTGGGCCTTATGTTTTTCATATGTTCTTACCGGAAGAAGTCCTTCACTGGTACATCTTCTGAGTGGTCATTGTACTTTGATAGTTCATGTCTCATGATGGAAACTGTTTCTTTTAGGTCACTATCAAAACCACTCTTATCTATCATCCCAAGTAGTTCTGTCATTTCAAAGTTCCGAAGTTTCTTATTCTTTAGATTACATGACCAAAACATTCTGGGAAGTTCCAGATAGTAGCAGTTCAATGAACGGGTTCCGAGATAGTCCCCTTCTATCTGCTTCTGCCTGACATTCTCAAAGGTACTAACACCTCCCACGATTGCTGACAACCCTGTCCACCCAATGAAGAAGAACACCTTAAGGGATACTTTGATATGGGGTTTCATCCGTACAATACCTTTTGTTGTTTTGATGATCGAGGATCTAAATGGATCCTCGTGGTATTGTCAAGATCATTCTATGTGATCATGCAAATGGTTTAAGATGAAGTAGTATCTTCATTCGTTGAACTCGCATTTTAACCAATTCATCCCAAGTTACAGGGCAGTGATACTGTGATAGTAGTTCCATCACAGTACCTTCAAATTCTGCTGGTTCTGGGTCACTACAATCACCATGGATCACAAGATAGGTAGGTTCACTGTTGAGGTAGGTGATTATGAATTCGTTCTTCTGAATCACTGTCACATCATTGTCTATTTGGAGCATGTAACCGCCCTCAAACATCAGGCGGGAAAGTTGGATGTTGTGGGGCTGGTCTGGTCGCTGAATGCCTTCTATCGTGCCTGAGCGGCTTAGATGCGTAGTCCCATCGAGACAATGGGACACCACATGGATTTCTTCTAACTTCATTGTGCCTCCCTCCCCTTCTTGCCGTTCTTGATGTTCAGGATCATGAGGTCTAGGTCTTCCCCTACCATCTCTTTACCTAGATAGGTACAACGCCATTCTGATTCAGGTTGTTCAAGGTTGAAGCACTCATATGGATGGTATGGATCTTGTTTTGGTTCTGGTGTACAACCAGCAATGAAAAGTACTGCCATGATTGTAATTAGTAGTTTTGACATTTGATGTTTTTCCTTATTCTTATGATTTAATTTTTAACTTAGAACCTGATAAGTTATGTGTGTAGTTATCTACAATGATTTGTTTAACTGTATCTAGCTCTCGTATTGAACCCTGAACTAACACACTTTCACTCTCATGAAGTTCTACTTCAATCTTCTCTTTGATGAAGAAAAAACCTGGCTCTCTTGATATTGACTTTAGACTTTGAACGGTGACTTCAACACAAATCACATTGTCTAATAGCGTTTCGGCATGTTCATGAAGTTCTGAGATTGCTTTCTCGATGCAATCAACATCATGTGTTTTCCATGAGTTAGTAACTAAATCTTCTAGTTCAATAAATTTTTGGTCTTTTTGTAACTCATCACATATTGATTTCAAAATTGAATGGATTATTTTTTCATTTACAACTGGTGAGAAGATGGAAAGACGTTCTAGAAGTTCAAGGGGTTTTATTGTTTTTGACATTTTATGTTTTCCTTATGCGTATGGATTTGTGTCTTTACCTTTGAGAAATCTTTTATATTGCTCAATTCGTTGTGTTAATGCTGATGCCTGTGCGACATCTTTTATATCTTGTTTGAACTTTGTGATGCTTTCTTTCTCGGAAGGAGTGTTTACCCATTCCTCTATCCATACAGAAAACTCATTCATGTTCACAGAGTTTGTATTGCCAAATCTTTCTAAGAATGACATGCGTATCCCGTAGTTAGTTGAGTAGAGCATTAGTAATGGGATATTTGAATCATAGAAGTTATATTTTTTCATTGTGATGGTTTCTGATTCTCTTTTGTTTGTGTGACTTTTCATTTTATGTTTTCCTTATTTTGATTTTACGATTCGTGATACTGTTGGGCGTGATACCTTGATACCTCTATCATTGAAGTGTTTGGTAATCGCGATGGTACTTTTACCATCTTGGTACATACTTTGAATTTCTTGTTTCTGTTCTGCGTTTAGCTTTAAGTATTTTTTAGTTCTTGATGATTTGAGTATGTTTTCACTTTGGGTAATATATTGAAGATTACTTGGGTGGTTATTGAGTTTGTCACCATCAACTATGTGATCAACTACATAACGCTTACCATCAGTTGGTTTTTTTAAGAAGGTCATCGCAACCAGTCTATGTAATTCGATAGTTTGAATTCTCTTTCCAACATAAAGAGAAACCTTAAGATAACCATTGGATTTACCAACTACTGCTTTTAGTATCTTTTGGGTTTTGTTGTTTCTGACTTCTTGAGTATCGAAATTGATTTCATATTTGGTATTGCCCTCAAGAGGGATTAGCTTCCAGTTATTGTTATTATTAGACATTTTTATACTTTCCTTGTATTACATCACTCCCGATCCTTGGGAGTGTTTTTATTTCCTCGTATAGTTATTTATTAAAGGTGCTCAATATAGAGGCCCAAATAGAGGGTGTTTTTGAGAAATATTTTTGATTTATCACATTAGCCAGTTCTGATATCATCAGGCCAGTACTGTCTTGGGATGAACTGCCATGAAAAGTAAAATAGAAATTGATCAACACTACGGCTACACCAGTGATAGAGCGGTGAAATACTACTTATTATCTATCGCTGTAATGCTGTTAGGCTTTCTATCAGTTTTCTTTTTAGGTGTAGGTATCTTGTTCCTCATTGGTTCATTTGTAAAAGTATCAAGCACCTTGAAAGAACTGTATCTAGAGAATGGGATTACTGTTGATAGTGCCCCTGTGTCTAGTACTAGTAAAAACATTGAAAAAGATTTCAAGTTGAATGGCTATGATAAAGTTCAAGAAGATGAATACAGTAGTGATAGCTTCCCTTTGTCAGATACTACTAACCCATCTTCACCAACACAAATTGCATGGCGGCATCATGAAGATGATCTTCGGCACAGATGAAGTGTTGTTTACTCCCGTTTCATGATTGCAGATGAGATATCCCACTCACCACAAAAACAAATCCTATTGCCGTGTTCGCAGATTGAATCATTAGATTCCATAACTGTCATCACTACTTCATTATCGAAAGATATTGAGAAGTTAATATACTTCCCTGCATGAACTTTAAAAGTGTTTCCAATGTGCCGCATAGTTCCCCTACCATGGTGGTGATTGATCATTTTTAATGTGGCATCGCATGCGGCGTAATCATCCATACGCTCATATTGGTAATGCTCAATTGCTGTATTCTCTGCAAACGTCACATCTTCCATTACTTTCTTGAATTGTTGTTCTTGGTTCATAGTATGTTTTCCTTTTGTTTTTGATTTAGTATGGATTGATAACAAACACCATCATAGGATCCATTCTATGGATCGGATTGTGCTTCACTTCCTCCCTTCGGTCAGTCGTTATCGCACGAATGGAGTATTGCTATCGCATTAGATAGTATTTTTTGTGTATAGATGTATTACTATAATTTAGGTCTGAATCTCCTACGTCGATTCATTCCGCCTATTCGGAACTAGTCAGTTCCTCATATGCATTTTCATTACTTGATATACTCAAATAAAGAAAAGCGAAGAGAAGTAATCCGACTTGCTCGGATTGCTGAACGAGTTGAGAGTTTGAGCGAATGCGATAACTCGATATTCAATAGATGAATACTATAAGTGATTCACTACTTCCTAATAGTTAACTGGGCGATCCGCTTTGTGTAGTAACTGCCGCCTTGCTCGCTCTGCTTCGCTGCGTTGCCTAGGGTCGCCCGCCTGTTGAAGGACGGGCTAAGGTGTACTTCATTTCTTCTCAAAAATGTTAACTTTTTTCACCTAATAGACTATAAGGTATTAAACATTAACAAAATGATCCTATGATGGTGTTTTTAACTTTTCTTCATGAAGTTCTCAATCACAAGAGCCTTAACATCATCACTCCATTTCTTCTTTAATACCCATGCCCTGAACTCTTCAATACTCGGGTTCTTCTCTTTTTTGTATCTTGATACACTTGCATTCACTGTTCCAGGAACAGTAACACTCTTCACTGGTGCTCCAACCTTCTTAGGTTCATCACTATCTAATCCCAAATCTATGTACTGGGGATTACTTACAAGAGATTTGGCCTGTTCTTCACTGAACACATACACAGTTTGAATCTCTTCACTATCGTACTTACGGACACAGCCACGCATCACAAACTGATGAAGGGTTTCTAACTCTCTTGCCTGTACTATCTGTGCCCCACTGATCCCGAATGCATGTTCTAAACAAGCGGCTTCACTGGGGTTAGGCTTCATACTGGCAAGCCAAACACAGGTATCATGATCTTGGAACTCGTTCAGACCACGGCTGTCAGGGCTGATGAACTCACCTAGTAGTGTGTACTGTTCACCATCCTTCTTGTTGTTAGTCCAGTAGAATGATTTCCCATTTAGTTCGGTATTCAAGTAATCATAAACTCTCTTTAATTTCTCGGGGTTATCCTTCTTCCAAGTTGCTGAGAGATTACCCTTACTGAAATACTTCACTACCAATCTATCTTGTACTGGTACACTTCTTGTTCTTAGGTTAAGTTCAACTTTCTCAAACAACTGACTATATGCATGATAGATTAAGGTGTTCTCAAAATCATTTGCCATAAAGATGATATCTAAACCTAAGTACTTAGTTAGATCCTTATAGGCAAGGATAGTAAGTTGTTCTGTATCCATTTGTGTAAACCATGACTTGTTCATAAAGAACTTGTCATTCTGCTCTGTGATACTGAATTGCTTTTGAATTGACTTATGAAGCTCGCCTTCCTGTTCTTTTTTGGTGGCAGTTACATAAGTAGCAATACCTTTTGAATCAATAGAGTCAGCAATATCATTAAGCTCATTGAATACCTGAGACTTAACTAGGTTTTTCATGTTCTGTTCTTTTTCATTAATAACCTTGAAAGTACTAAAGCTAACCACATCATCTAGGTAAATCCTGTAACCACTAAGAAGAGAGGTAGAGAGATTCCAGAATGCCTTATCTGTAATGATTAGAACTCTTGATGTTGGTTCTTGGAGGAATGTTGTTATTCTGTCCATCACATTATCCCCTTCTTCACCAGAGCTATAGATAGCTGTTGCTGTAATGCCGTGTTCAGATTGAAGAGTTTTCTTTGATTGCTCGATTAGAACCTTAGTACCTTGAACTATCATGAACTTCTGTTCAGGATTTGCTTTGATAATCTTGAATAGTTCTGAGGTTTTACCACTGCCACAAGGGCCAGTGTTATAGAACAGGTTACTGATGGTTTTGTTAATTTTTGTTTCGTTTAACATACTTCGTCCTTTTTATATGCTGCTATTTTTATTGTTTGGACGACTTACTAAATACTATTGCGTTATATTTAAAAGTCCTCTCTGGCAGTTCACAATCCGTTGTGTGCTGCCTTTTTTTATGTCTTCTGTTTAGTGATTACAGACCAATCATTGCTTTGTTTATGAGTTGCTGAACTGCATCACTGAGATTCTTTGCTTTGCCTTGTTCAACTTGTTTCTCAAGGTATGCTAACTGACTTACTGTGATTCGAACGTTTACACGTTCTTCCTTGATTGCTTTCTTTGACAATTTACATGCCTCCTTTTATGTGCACCAAATCCCCCATTTTTTAAAGTGAAAATTATCCCTATCATTGCAACAGGGATACAAAACTAATCTAGTTTTATGAGAGTGGAAGGAAAACAGGAAATGTCACAAACCTGATAATTTACTCTCTATCTTTTTGGAGGATTCTTTATATTTATTATAGAACACAATCTTTGATTGTTTCATTTTTCTTCTATTTGTATTTAGTAAATTGCAATCGTAAACGTGCTCAAATGAGGGTATTTTTACATGAAATATTTTAATGGTTAGAATTAGTTTTACTAATGATTGGCTTATCCAGGTAGAACGAGTGCAGCCCCTACCCTTCCTTATCCCTGCTGCCCTTCTCTCTATGTACGTATGATGCCAGCCGGAAAACTGTGGATCAAACGATGAATTACTTTACTTTGGAATATTTACTCTAGTGAATACTTTCAAAAACAATAAGGTTCAGAGAGTATCTATAGGGTTCAGATAGTCCACAAAAGAACAAGGTTTGAGAGGTATCTTAGAAAAGTACATATGTTTGTAGATAGTACTTGATCAAAGTGGGAGTAGTAGTTACTGTAGGTTCCGTAAGACAATCTTCCCCTCTGACAAGGATACGAATCATGAGCAATCAAACTAAAGCTGTGCATGAGTTAGACATAAAAGAGTGTATGGCTGAACTGAATGAGATCTTTTACGTATCTCAGAAAACTAAAGAACCCCAGACCCCAGAAGGTAAAGAAGCAAAAGACCCCCAAGACAAGCTGATCGCCCGTTACAAGGAACTTGCCCAAAGGGCCGACGCTGTGATCAAGCGTCTTGATGAACTGGATAAGACAACAAAGATTGAGCAGGCAATGGGTATTCTCAAGGATGTCTCCAAAGAAGAGATCCTTAAAGCTCTGGGCATTAAACTGCCAAAAGACACTTCGGTGAACACCAACACAGAAGAATCAAAACCCAAAATCAAGATCCAGTATGTGAACTTGAACGGTGAGATTGCAACTGCTGAAGTTGCAGAAGCAGGCAACACACCCAAGGAAAATGGCATTCGTGAGTTTGTGAAGTATGCAAAGGATGAAAAGAACATTCTTCGCCCTGCAATCGCGGCCATGACTGAGGTTGAGTTCAAGAATACCTTTGCTGACTACATCGCCAAGGTGAAGGCCCAAGCCGCCTAATCAGTACAAATACTGAACACACGCTAGAGTCAGAACGTAAAAAGGCCCCTATCATGGGGCCTTAGTTTTATCTTTTTTAAATTGTTATCTCTAACGTGCATCACGGTCTAGTGACGTCTTTTCGTACAATGAACTTGCCAGTGATGGGCGTGAACACCTGAGAGGCATCTGTTTTCGATTGGAACTGCAAATCCCATGTCCCCGCACTGGGAGCCCCAGTTGTACTTGGTGATACTGTTCCCGCACTCTTTGATGCGGTTATGGTGATCCGTATAAGCCCTTTTGCTGCATCAGCAATAACTGGCTGTAGATCCAGCCATGTATCTGGTGAATCCTCTGAGTACCTGCACTGAGCTGATACATTGATAGTCGATAAGTTACTGAGGGTTTCAACCCCAGTACTGTTATCAACATCATAGAAAGTTAGCTCGATTACCTTTGAGTCCCCGCGATAGAGATCAATATCATACGTTCCTTGTTGAATTGCCATTATTTACCAAACCTTTCATTAAATGCTGAATTTAATAAAGATGAAACTAAATTCTCAAAATCAGTATCTGATAGATGTGGTTTGATAACTTCAAGAGCATCTTTAATTTCAGTTATATTCTTATAGTATTGTTGATTTCTAAATTGATCTAGAGACTCTAAATGTTTAGCTGTTAATAATAAAACCTGTGCTTCACTCAAAGTTGATTCGCCATCAATAATAATATCTTTATTTTCCATTATAACTTCCTTGTTTTATTGTTATTGTATTTACTTACATTCCCCGTTCACGTTTTGCTAGGTTCGTGAACTGCAATAGTGAATCACGGTGTTTTGCCAACATACTTTCGAACTTCTCGGGACTGATGGATGTATCACCTTCAATGACTAGATCTGAGTTGATTACAATCCCATCACCAGAACCTTTCTTGTTCTCAAGATATGAAGTTAGGTCTTTGTTCTGCTCAGGGGCAATCACTCGCTCACCTGCTTTCAATATGTACGATCCAGTCTCTGATACTTCATCAGTACCACTGTGGAATTGTCCAAGTGTAACCGCCCCAGCAGATGCAATCGCACCGCCGTACTGAGCAATAACCATTGCCTTCTCGCCCCAGTTTTCAGCCTTGCCCCACTTCTCCCACATCTCAATACCAAGGGAAGCAATAGTACTTGCCTTTTCCATGGCAAATAATACTTTCTGTTGCTTAGAACCTTGTTCAGCTAGTTGAGCACTGTTCCTGAATAGTTCAGAGATAGTACCTAACTGAGCCATTGCAAGATCACGTTTAGCAGATGTTAGGCTCTTATCAGACTCTAGAATTTGAGTATTGTATTCATCTTGGGAAATCAGACCATTTTCACGTTGTTCCTCAAGTAAAGCCCTTTCTTGCTCATAGTAAAGAACTTGGGCTTCTTCTCTTGAGGCCATATGTTCATTTTGACGCTCTACCCGTTGAAGTTCATATTCCCGATCAAGCTGTGCAAGTTTATTATTCTTGTCTTGTTCAGTAAGAATACTGTACTCACCCTTCTCTTGATCTAACCTAAATGCCTCTTCGATAGCTGCTCTCTTGATTAGCAACTCTTGATTAGCTACATCCTCTTGAGTAGTGGCAAAGTCCTTTAGGGTGTTCATCTGAGAAACACGATCATTGTATTCCTGCTGGGCTAACTTCCTCTTCTCATCCAGTTCTTTCTTTTTGATATCAACTAACTTATCTGACAGTTGTTTTTCAGCAATGAGCTTTGCCTCATTGAACTCTGATTGAGTAAGGGATCCTTCCTGTAAGTAGCTCTTGAGCTGTTCTAGCTGCTTTTCATATCCGTACTGGGCTATCTGCTGCTCGGTCGCTGCAAGGCTCGCTAAGGCCGCTTGACGCTTGCTGTAAGCCTCTGCATTGAATCCGGCAATCTTGGTATTCACTGCCTTGATATTCTCGGCGTTAGCCTCAAGGAGGCCCTTCTGATCGGCTATTCGCCCTTCCAGTGCTTTGCGTGATGCCTCTCCTTGGGTGTTCTGTAACTGCGTCTCTAAGCGTCCCTGCTCCTTCATGAGGCTGGTACGCTGATCCTGTAGGCTCTTGAGGGAAGCAATAGAGGCGGTCGCCGTGGAGGTATCAGGGGCCTTGGCTGCTCCTGCTGTGCCTGTACTCTTGGAACTGATTGTCTCGGCGTCCTTGAAGTCTTTGGCCTTGGCTAGGTCTACCTCAAACTTCGCTAAGGCATCTGCCGCCGCTGTCTGACCCTGTTCACGCAACCACTTACCATATCCATCAAAGCCGCTTTCCCATAACCCCTTTAACTGATCTTTGAAATCAGGATCGTTATTCATAACACTCTTTGAGATAATACCCTGCCGGATTGCATCAGCATTGCCGATGATGTCTCCTGCATTCTTGGCATTTACCCCAGTACCATCGTTTACATATGATCTGACAACATTCTTAGATTTCGCCCCTTCTGATACCTCATAGAACAAATCAGAAACTCTTTTGCTCATTTCAGAACTGAGTGAGATCAACCCACTAAAGCTATTGGCAAGGGCTGCATTGAAGTTGTTTTGCAACATGTCGATATTGTTTTGGGTTTTCTGAATGTCGTTAATGGTGTCTTGGGAAAGAGTCGCACGTTGAACGGCGTAACCGTCCAGCATGTTCTTGATCTCTTGTTCGTTCATTCGGAGTAGTGGGCCTAACTTGCTGGCCTCGGATGCAAGGGACTCTAGGACAAACGTCTGTTGTGCTGCTGATGCTCCAACTTGGTCTAGGTCTGCCTGAACCATCTTGAGTACTTCCATACTTCCCAATCCTCGGAAGTCATCAGCAGTACGGTTAATCTTACCTTTGATGGTGTCGAAGTAGTCTTGGAGGGCTCCGCCGCCAGTTGATATGAAGTCTCCTGTCTTGTCGTTCACATCCTTGAGAATGTCGCCTAGCTGCTCCATCGATACGCCCACTGTAGAGGCTGCTATTGCTTGTTCGTTCATGGCCTGAACACTGAGGCCGGATGTCTTAGCCATGGCCTCTAACTGCTTCTGAGGCACCATCACGGCATTACCCGCTGCCAGTGCTGCGGCACTCATCCCACCAAGGGCCACACCCACACCAGCAGCAATACCACCCACTGGGCCAAGGCGTGATAGAAACCCCTGTATCGCACTCTGGGGGCTGTTAAAACCATCACTGATCCCCTGCCCCATCTTTTGGGCACCCTGCCCTATGTTGTTGAAAGCAGAGTTGCTTTGCTTCCTAAATCGCTCAATTTCTGCACTGGCCTTAAGAGCATTTGCAGTAATTGGTATATTCACACCCGCCATTATTAATCTTCCTTATTATTATTATGTTCTTGGTAAATCTTAATTAACTGTTCAATGTAATACTTATCTTTATCTTCCTTCCCCATTTCCTCTTGTATATGCACAAGAAGATCAACAAAGAACTTATCCTTTACCTCTTGGGGTATATTCTGAGAAGATAGCTTTCTTCTCATTTTCACAATTCTAGGATCATTTAGATAGTCGGGTAGCTTACAATCCAAGAAAGGCATCATTTGTCGTGATGTTTTGTAATCACTCTTCTTAGTGATGTTTTGATTTCTCAATAGTTCTATGATGAACCCTGTTAGTTCTCGGTCTGTACTTTGGGTAAAATGACGTAAATGATTATATGCCTTGTACTGATCGATGATAGTTATGGGCCATTGCTTGATTTCATGAATTGGTACTGATAGGGCAATACTGAGATCGAATAGAAACATTTCATCATGGTTATCAATCAGCTCTCTTGCTTTTTTTTTATGTTATCGACTCGCTTTTGAGGGCCACTAACCTCGGCAATCTTTGTTGCCATGAGAGTGATAAGTTCATAACTAACTTTGTCTCCCACTTCGGCTAGTTCTGTCTTTTCATCAAAAACCATTTTTCCATCTTCTTCACATAGGCAATACTTGATTATTGCAAGTTCACGAATACCCTCTAGGTACTGTGTACTAAGGGCACATGCAAGATTGTATGAGATATGTTTTGCATAGAATGTATGTTCAGCACCATCCAATTCAATGGTTAGTTTATGGGGTTTCAATCCGTACTTATCCAGAAAGTTCATTTGTATAATCCTTGTTATTATTATTAGATACAGTATTTAATGGAAATAAAAAAGGCAGCAGGTTTTCACCCACTGCCTAAAACGTATTATTGATTTACTTAAACACCATCAGTCTCGGTAATACCACCATCAACAACCAATGTATAGGTAACAGTTCGAACCGCTTCTATCTCGGTTGAGATCGATTTACTTGAAACGATACCATTGAAAGTCAGAACTTGACTACCACTAGCAGTATCAGCACCACCTTTAAGGGTTAGTTCACACACAACTTTCTTGTTACTCTTTGCAAGTAGAGCTAGTGCTTTGTAGGATGCAGATGCAGGGACATATGAACAAACGATCTCATAGGGGTCAACGGTCTTACCAGCCACAAGTTTCCGCTTCTCGGGCTCATTGTAGTGTTGATATTCTACGATGTTTGCTGTGATGGTTCCGCCTGTGATACTTTGAATCTCAGTTACGGCAACGCCATCAATCTCTAGTTCGGTATAAAGACCAATGTTAATATCTGGAGTACCAGCCATATAAATTTCCTTATTATTATTATATTGTTATTTTATTTATTGTTTTACTGGAAGTTCACCACATGGGTAATCTCAACGGTATATAACCGCTCAAATCCATTTGTCATCTTATGGTCTGAGGTATTTGTGATCTTTATGTTCAGTACTGAACCCCCAGTGTATTTATTTAAGAGGGATTCAAAAGCATTATCATCACAAAGAACTTTGTATGATTTAGCTATACGAACAACATGAAATAGAGTGTTTCTTACTTCTTTATCTTTGTTGTAATAGCGGGTATCAACTCTTGTACTTAGATGTTCATATGCGATTGCCTCGGGGAATTGATCATCATCTGGCACTTCAAATGGATAGACGGTAACACCCTCTTTGTATCTCTCAAGGATCCCCAATAGTTCTGATTCTATGCTCACTTCTTACTATTCCTTTTGTCTTGCTTCCTTATCTCATTCTCAACCTCTTGAAGAAGGAACTTCTTAAAGTTCTCTTCCATTGCCTGTTCTTGCTGGTGTCGGATACGTTCAACAAAGTACAGTCCCTTGGTGGTTCCTATGTACCGGAATACCTCGTCTGTTACCTTGCCAAACACCTTGAATCCCTCCCCCTTGCCTGCACGGGCGAGCGGGTTACGGCGACCTAGTTCCAGGATCATTGCCATCCCAAAAGCTGATTCATTACCGTACTTCCCCTTCTTCATATCAAAGGTGACTTCCGCATATAGTTCGTTGTATTTCTTATCGGGAATGTAACCACTCTTGGGGATCTTGATCTTCTTATTGGTATTTACAGTGGTCTTGATAACTACATCGTTCTTTAGCATTTCAGGTGCTGCCGCTTGTAGTGCCTCTTTCACTGGGGCTAGAGTCTGCTTTGCTGCATTGCGTAATGCACGGGCTCTGAACCTTGGATCAGTAAGGGAATCGAGAAGTTTGTTTAAGTTATCTAGTCCTTGAATATGTTTACTGTCTCTTGCCATATCAACGATCCTTCTCAACATAGAACTTAATGAATCGCTGATTGTTGTTGTACTGTTCATAATTCTTGAGACTATACATTTCACCTTGATACTTGAACTTAAAGCCAACTCGATTTGTAATCACATCAAAGAACGTTTTTGAGTATCGAGTCTCAAGGATTAGTCTATTGTTCCAGTGCGTATCCCACTTTGAACCTGACTCTTGTACTTTCTCAAATGTGACTTTGCACTTTATGTTTAGATATAGTTCTGGGGTTTCGATGGCCTCACCCACTTCATCACGGGTTTTGATCATCTTGTAGATCTGTACTGGATTCTTCATTTCTCCTATCTGCATATCAGTTCCTCCCAGTAGTAACATTGGGCAACCGATATAGATCAAGGATGCGTGTATGATTGTATGGAAGTTCTGAGACACTAGCCCCGATCACGACACTCTCTCTATTCTGATACTTAGTGGCAATGATCATTGCAATGGCAGTTTTAAGGCTATCAGAAAACTTAGTTGCTGATTTTGCAGTTACATAGAAAGGATAGAAACTACTTGAGGAAATAGTGATATGGTTAGTTACTGGGTTATGAGTGTAATCTATTGCCTGCCCTACCCCATCAGTTACTGTTATAACTTCTGTCATTCCATACGGTAGTCTAAAGGTTCTATAGTCAGAACTGATTAAAATTGTGGTTTCACAGATTGCTCTATTGCAATACCGTTCAGCTTCTTCAAGGGCTGATAACTTGTACATCTCAAGAAGTTCAGGTTCTACATCTATAAGAATGCAATGTTGGGAAATCAGATCATCGGTAAGTTCTTCAAAGTACGAATCAGGGTTTCGATCTAGTATTTTATATTCAATCATTTTTAATACCTTCTGATTGGTTATTATTGGTATTTAGTAGATACAAAAAAAGGGTGAAGGATTGAATCCCTCACCCCAAAAAGTGTTATGTACCGATTTATTATTTTTATTCTATTGTTTACATTTGTACTTTTTAATTCTTAGTTATTTAGTCTTCTTGATAGAAGTTGGCATAGCTAGACCGATAACAGCCTTGTTACTCTTCACAACACCACCCGCACGGAATTGGCTAGGGAAAGAAGTGTGACCGTCGATTTGCCATTCATTAACTTTTAGAGTTAGGGAATTAGCTAGAGTTAGTAGAGCAAATGCCTCTTTGAAGTCACCAAATAGTACTGGGGCATCTTCTGGGAGTAGTAGGTCTAGAACTACAGGATAACCATGTAGAGCCATTACGTTAGCGTCTTGAGCTGAACGTTGCATTAGTGGTTGGCCGTTTTCATCGCGTAGAGTAGCGATAGCTAGATAGTTCTTACGGTTCATAACCCAAGAAGCACCAGCCTTGAATTTAGTTGGTAGGTCTAGAACCATTTCATTTAGCTTATCCATTAGTGCGTAACGGTCATAATCAACCTCTGCACTTAGATCAACAACACCAAAGAACTTAGTACCACGGGCAACATCGGTTGTTTTGGTCTTATCGAAGAAGTGTAGGAAGCCTTCCATTTCCTCACCAGTACCATTACCTGCAATTACTTGCTGGGCAAAGAGAGTACCAAAATCATCAGAGATTTGGGTCTGTACCCATGGAACTACTGGGAAAAAGGCATCATTGATTTGGTTATCGGATAGAACAGGTTTAGCAGTACCAACACAGAAAGAACCTTTGTTCCATGCAATATCGCCATTACCAACAGAGTACGCCGTACCTAACTGGGCACCAGTACTACCAGTTGAAACAGGAAGTTGGAATTCAGTATTACCAACTGGCATTGAATCAAATAGACTAACTAGGGTAGAAGTTTCTACAATGCGTTCAACAATCTGCTTGGAGAATTCAGGGATGATTGCACCAGCTACTTTACCATCTGCGGACTTGATACCTTGAATCTTACCTTCAACGATTAGAGGAACATTTTTCTTACCTGCAACGGCCTCACGGATAACCTTAGTGATTGACTTAGCTTCGGATTGAACTTCATCTTCATCTTCGGCAGATGCTTCTTTTAGGCGTTTGATTTCCTCATCTTGAGCAGCAACACGGCCCTCTAGTTCTGCGATAACTTCGGCAGCACGTTCAACGATTTCAGAACTTTCAGAGACAGATGCTTGAAGTTCTTCAACTACTGTAACGACTTCGTTTAGTACTTCATCCTGAACAACTTCATCAGCTTTAACGGCATTCTTTTTAGCGGCCAAAAGGGCCTTGAGAGATTTAGACATAATCAAAAATTTCCTTATTATTATTATGTTTAGTTATTTTTATTTATTGTTTTTATTGGCAATACGTTTTAGACGCTTTGCAAAAGCCTCAACATCAGAACGTTTGTATAATGGCTTGTACTTAGGTTCTTCCTGAACCTGTACTTCTTCTTCATTGGTATTTACTGATTTAACTTCTAGAACTTGGGCTTCTTGTAGGCATGGGAAGGGAACTAGAGAAACTTCGTTAAGCTGTACTTTCTTGAGATAGGTAATACCATCGATTGTTTCGGTATCTTCTAGACCAATCCAGTAACCAATACTGAATCCGTTTAGGTCGCCGTGTTTTAGTTCTTCATATCTGCGTTTACCTTCGGCAGTGTTTAGGTTGAATTGACCAGTTAGTTTTAAACCTACTTCGTCTTCTTCGGCACTAATCCACTTACCTAGGATTTCATCATCATCATGGTTCCATAGAAAGATCGGCATTGTGCCTAGTTCTTTGTGATGTTCTAGAGATTCAGTAAATGCCCCTTTAACCACAACTTCATTTGCCTGATCTAAAACATCAAACTTTGAGCCATAACAAGTAAAACTACCTAGTTCTTCATCTTGAAGTTCAAAGGACTTAATAGCCCTCATTAACTTTGCTTTCATGGGTTTTATGTAACCTCTTTTTATTATTCATTATTGTTATTTAGTGATCCCATTGTTAGGTTGTTGGATTCAACGACGAACTGATCGCCACCTTCTTTTAGTTCTGGAAGATCTACACGGGCTTCATTCTTGGAGAGTAAACCTAGTTTGTATTGCTCCATTGCTAATTTACTTCTCTCGATGTAAGAAGCATTGAGTAAACCAGATTCATCTAAATCAACTTCAATACCTTTATCTAGAAGAAGATTGTTATAGAACTCTTCAATGGCTAACACTATTGGGTTCACTGTTGTACTGAGGAACACCGAACGGATTTCATCTAGGGAACTACCAGAGGCCCAATCCAAACCAAGCAATGCAGGATGAACACCCATAATCGAACAGATATCCATTGTGGTTTGCTTGCGAGTTTCTGCACTCATGGCGTCTTTGAATGAATATGAGTTTTGGGAGTAGGTAACACCCTCAATCAGTCCATAACCTGTTTGTTGGGCTTGGTTGTTGATCTGTTCTTTGAGGCGGTTGTACTGTTCATCATCTAACTGGTGTTCAGATGTGAACCATCCACTATTTCGGGGAGCAGTACTATAATATTCCTTGGCATGATTGATTGAGTTATTCGCTAGTTCAATCACTGCACGGGCTTTGTCTAGATTGCTTAGAGTTTCAAATCCAAATCTAGTTGTGGTGAGATAGTGAATTTGGGAGTCAATTACGGGGTGATTGGAGTTATCAGTACCATAGTATTTCCACTTCCCAGATGTATCCTTTACTCGTTGTACCTGTCCATGTTCAATGCATTCAAAACTTTGGATTGTGCCAGTAGTACCAAACCCTCCCCTTTGTACTTGAATGAAACATTCGTTATATAGTACTAACTGACCCACAACATTACTTAAAAACTGAATGATGGTTTCGTTATCGTTTGGCTTTATGAGTATAAGTTTCAACTCTTGGGGGATTGGGTCTTTACTATAACGGTTGTAGTAATTCCCGCTTTTAGTTTTGGCAGTGACTGGCATTGAGGTAATTGATCCACATATCAAACGTAAACAAGCTAAAACAGTTGGTTCATTTAAGATCTCATTGTTGGGGATCCAGTTCGGAACATCTAACTGAAATGGTGAACCACTAGAACTAGGATAGAATCCCTTAGTTTTTCTTGGTCTGTTAAACATTATTAATTATCCTTGTAATTATCTTTTGTTTTTGTATTTATGATTACAAGGTTCTAACCTGTACTGACTTCTCAACTACTGGAACGAGTGATAGAGCAATGAGTAATGCAATACATGCGTCGATCTTTAAGTTGTGATTGCTGCTCTTGATTACTGCAATGTCGCCTTGCTGGCCTTCCCTCACTCGGGCATTTTCGATACACCACTTCATGAGGGTGTCATTTGGGTTGAACTTGATCTTCCCCTCTGCCATCAGGCGAATGAAGTTGATCGCCGCACTGGATAGACCAAAGCCTTGGGGAATGGCTGATAGCTCTTTCCGGTACTTAGCCCTGAACTGCTCGGCGAACCTGAGTCCTCCCGCTGCACCATCGATCCCGATCTCTTTGGGCTTGAAGGTGTCCTTCATCTGAGCAAGGGCATCGGCTACCTGATCCAGGTCAGTGACTAACTCACCAGCCAAGTGAAGGGAACCACTGTTGATCGCCTGTGTGTACATCTGCGTGTAGTTGCTGGGCAAGGCATCATAGGCGGCCTCTGGGATGTAGTTCTTGGACTTGGCGTAGAGTGTGCCGTCTGAGCCAACGAACACGCTCACAAGGCTGGTTAAGTCACTGGTTGCCCCTATGTCGCACCCCATGTATGCCTTCATTGTGGAAAGCTCTACATCGTTCGGGAATGGCCCTTGGAATGCGGCATCAATAAGGGACTGAGATATAAGCCCGTTCTCTGCATAGCTGTACCACCTGTTGAGGTGTTTCGTTGCAAAGGCACTCATGGCCGCCTCGCTCATGCCAGCCTCTTGAGCCTTAGAGCGGAGGGATTGCAGGGATACGGCGTGGCCTAGGCTGGGGTTGGCTTGTTCAAAGCCATCAGTTGAATCGTATTCTTCAATATCAGATTCATAGATAATTGAGAGGAACTGATCATTCTGGAACTCACCGAATAGCAAACCCTTGCTATAGTCGCACATCTCTTTACAGAAACTTCTAACGTTAGTTCCGGCCGTGGTGATCATGAATAGTATTGGGTCTTTAGAACTACTTTGAGAGGATGCAATTGCATCGTGAACGTCTCGATTCTTATGGGCATGTACTTCATCAAGTACCGCTGTTGTGATCCTGTGACCATCAAGGGAATCAGCCTCTGATGAAGTTGGGAAGATTGATCCGCCCTGCTTTAGAAGAATGTCATTAGCTCTAATACTGAACTTGGATTTAATGGCTTTGGAACTACTTTTGATTTGCCCCTTGATTTCATCGAAACATACCGTGGCTTGTTTCCTTGAACTTGCAGAGGTGGTAACGATGGGATTCTTATTTTCAGTTAGTAATAGTGAACAAATGGAAACAATAGCCGCTAGTTGTGTCTTGGCATTCCCACGGGGAAGGAATACAAAAGCCTTAGTATACCGTCTTAACCCTCGTAACTGTTCGTGTGCATTATCGTTGTAGTACCAACAGAACAGATTTAGTAAGACAAAGTGCTGCCATGGCATTAGAAGGATTGGCTTACCACCAATTGGGCCTTTGGTATGTTTGAGACTGTTTGCAACCACCACCACAAAGTTATAAATGGTTAGGTTTAGTTTTAGGTCTTCCCGTTGAAGATCATCTATGAATCGTTGGCAGAATGCTTTCTCTGATTTGCTGGCATTTCTGATCCCGTTTAGAACATCATAGACATACTGAAATGCACTCTCCCATCCTTGGTGATAGAACTCTGTCTTAAAGTTCATATCCTCTAACTTAGTTGGGTACTGCTTATTGTCGTTTTTATTATTGTTATTATTCATTCTTATTACATCCTGTAATCTATCCCATGATTTCCCTTAGTGGTGGCATGTGCTTATATGCAGATGGGTTACTTAGCCGAAACTGAGTGAGTAACTGTCTTACTTCTCAATTTTTTTGTATGCATCATCAACTGATGTATCTTCATCTTGTTGTGATGTATCAACAGGGATTGGATCCAACCCTAGTTGTTTGAATAGTTTTTGTATTTGGGTTGAGCTAGTTTGAAAGTTCCGACTGTTAGGATTTTCCTTAATGACTTGCTCACCCCTGCTTGTGGTTTCAATAGTGGAACCATTCGTGATGATGTCTAGAAGGCATATATTGTTCACATAGAGTTGGGCCGCTAGTTGCTTAACTAGAATCATGTCTGTGAAGTTAATGTTTCGTTGGGACTCGATTAGTTCAACTAGATGATCTTCAATCTTCTGTATCTGGCTAGAGCTTGCTTTGTAAATTTTATTGAGTAATGCCTTTTCAGCTTTTGAATTAGAATATGCCATTTGTCTTAACCTCTTGTAGTATCCGAATCAGTAATTCTTGGTCTTGTACTGCATGGCCCTTACCATCAAGACAATCTATTGATTCTTCGGTGATGAACAGACGGAAGGCTTGATTATCAAGTACAACAATATGATTGGAGTCCTTGGATACCGACATTGTGAAATAAACAGATTTATTGTACTTCTGGATCTTTGCTGCTGCCTTGGCTTCTGCTCTCTTCTTCCTGTTCGCTTTTAGTTTGGATACTCTCAATGAGATCCAATTGTTTATGATTAACCACATACCCCTTGAGGTACTGGAAAGTTTTTCTTGTAGTTTCAATTTTATCTCCAATTAGTTTTATGGTTTTCGCTACCTCGTTAGTCTTTACGTTATGACAGCCATGACACACAGCCATGACATTATGAGGATGTAAGTTGTACTTCATCCCGTTGGGGTATCGGATTTCGTATATATGATCCACAACATCAGAGAGGTTGTGATTGCACTTCTGACAGATGGGATTCTGTTGTCTGGTTCGCTTAGATAGTTCTCGCCATGCCTTGGAGTTGTAGAACTTATGTTCCTCTGGGAACTTCTCTAGCGGCTTTTGTGTTCGGTTTCTTGTTGTGTGTTCAGAACAGTATCTTTCTTTGTATGGGATAATGTTCGTGCATGTCTTGTGTAAGCACTTCTTCTTCATTGTTGTAATTCTTGTTGTTCTCTATGCCTCGCTAAACGCTCTGTAACGCTCTCTGTGCGTTCAGTAGTTGAGGGGCATCCTTGGGTGCATTTTGTTCTGGTGTTAGTACTGGGGCTTCTGGGGTCGTTTACGGCGGGGATTCTGTGTTTAGGTCAATGGCGGGAAAAAGTTTACAAAATGCATTTTCGCACAAAGTGGAACAAGTTGGGTGTCATTGGCGACATGTTCGCCGAAGATACACCCCCCTATCAGGGTTTTTTGTAGAAGTTTTTGAATCAAAAAAGTACTAAAGTACTACAGTGCAAGACAAGGTAACGTTACCATGTCCGACCAATACCGATACCAATATAATAGTTATTGGCTGGTAAACCAGCATTCACGCCAGTCCAGTAAACATCATTCCATTCGCCACCTGTGAAGGAAATGTCTCTATACTCAAAAGAAAAACCACCAGATGTGTTTATATCAATCAAACATTTCTTGTATAGGTTTTGAAGTTCTTGCCTTGGTACTGGATCTTTGAAGATGTTATTAAATCCATATCGTTTATGATTGAACAACACATGAACAATCCATGACGGATCCACATCATGTTTTAAGGGTAAATGAAACCAAAATGTCTTAGTACCATCTAACTGTGTTCTTTTGTGTTTATCTTCTACATTATCCCACTTGATAGTTCTTTTTAGTTCTTGTTCTGTCATGCCTCTATCCTTCCTCTCTATTTGTTCTTGTATTTATGTTGCACTTGTATACACTACTAACACCACATAAAGAGGGATCGCATATGCAGTATCATGTTCTTGAACTTCATCAATCAAAAGACACCATCAAAGTATCAATGGTTAGGGGTAATATCAGAACAGGAATGTCCTGTTATGTGATTGTCCATGCAGACACCTATCAACCCATTGACTGCACTTTCAACCTTGACACTGTGCAGTGCAGGAACATGGTTAAGGAAGCAAGGCGAGCTATTGAGGAACACATGAGGGTTCGTGGTTAAGGATGCTAACGGTAGCACTTGCGGTTCTAATTTACTTAATAAAGAGATCCTAAGTGCTACCGCTAAATCTTGAAGTCCTTGGGACACCGACCAATGGACTTAGAGCCAAGCATCACATTCAATGACTTCTCAGACCGTAATGCATGGCTCTCAATGAGGGCCTGAATCTCTCTGTATGAGTGTTCATACTTACTTGATGTGAGATATAGAACCTCACATAGAACATCATCAGACGGCCATACAGACACAATTGCACTACTACTTTGATACGTCCTCCAGTCACTTTCTTTCTTTACCCTCTTCCCATACTTCGGTGATGACTTCTTTGTTTCCTTCCTGTGTGACCAGAACTGTTTACTTCCTATGTACCATTCCCCTGTCTTGATGTTTGTTAGCTTATAGATGAAACCATAGTACTTAATGATCTCTGATTCATCTATGTTCCATTTGTTCTGATTACTCATTCTGTACCACCTCTAAATACCTCTAGATAAATTATTTAGAGGCAATGGAAGTGAAAGAATTAACAATTGAAGAACAACTTAAGATAGATGAAGGTTCAAGACTAACCATCTATAAAGACACAGAAGGTAAGTACACAATCGGCATTGGTCATCTAATCAGTAACAATCCAAACATCCCAAAAACCCAAGCAATCACCCTCCTAGACAAAGAACTTAATCGCAGCACACAAGGCCGTATAACTCCCTCTGAACAGTCCTATCTCTTTACACAAGACCTAGCAGCAGTTCAGACAGGAATTGCTCATAGTTCTTTCTACAGCGTTTATCAGGGACTACTAGATCCAGTTAGGCAAAGTGCAATTCAGAACATGTGCTTTCAACTCGGGATTCTTGGTGTATCGAAGTTTCGTAAGATGTGGGCAGCCATTGCAAAAGGTGATTACTCCCAAGCAGCAAAAGAAGGACTAGATTCGACTTGGTTCAAGCAGACCCCTAATCGGGCACGGCGAGTAATGGAAACTCTTAGAACTGCCTCGACTAGTCACTACCCCACTAAATAAATACCTCATAATAATAACAATAAGGGGTATCCATCATGGGTATAGGTATGTTCCTAAAGGGAGCAATAGATAAAGTTATGGGTTCAAGTATGCATCCATTAGCGAAAGTAGCAATAGTTGTTCTTCTCTTTGCTGGACTCGGAGCTGCAACTTACTTTGGTCTTGCGTAATGAAAGTATCATTCAACTCCAAAGATTGGATTGCAATCATCCTTGAAGTTCTACGGGCCTTCACAAATAGAAATAAATAAAATCAAGGGATGTACTTAGGTATGTCCCTTTTCTTTTGCCCAGATAAATACCTCAAACACATAATAATAAAAGAGGTTTTAAATGGGTTATAAAATCGTAGTTAACGAATATTCAAACATACCGGGTTTAAACAGTACTAAGGTTCTAGTTTCTGAATATGCCGCTATTGGCACAAAGACAACTAAAGTCATTGTAGTTAATGACGCAAATATCGGAAGTTCGGCATTTAATGAGGCAAAAGCAGCAGCAGTAACCGCAACTAATGCAGCAAATCAAGCAACAAGTGTATTAGCAAATGCAGTTGTCAAAAGTAATCCGATCAGTGATGTTGTCCAAGGAACTGCCGCCAACTCTCTTACTCGTCGAGACTGGGTTCTAGCCCAAGGACAAGGACAAATCACCAGTATTATTACTCTCCCCTCTGGGTCTCCTGCAACTGGTTACATCCCAGTGATTTTTGAGAGGGTCGATTCTGATCCAGATGTATATCTATCAACTGCTGGCGGTACTGGTTCATTGCCGATGAACAACTGTTCTTTTGATGGGATTGTACGGGCTTCTGGTTGGAGTGATGGTAGTTCTTATGCAACAGGTATGTTCACCATCTATCAGACAAACGAGCGAGCCATTCATTCTATTCATGCACCAACTGAAAGTACAAATGCAGTGGTGTTTTATGTAGAAGTTCGGGGATTCCCGATCACTGTTCGTGCTGGGTCGGGTGTTACTGTAAGAGCAAGTTCCACAAATCTAACTTATGGAACTTCTACATTCGCAGTGAATGGTCAAGATGGTGTAGGCAACACCAAGACAATGACACTTGCAAACTTTAACAGTGGAACAGGTAACTACAAGGGAAGTTCGCTAGTTCAAAACCAAGATGAACAAGACGCACGATATCTCTTGAAGGGTGGCGATACCATGACTGGGCAATTAGTAGTTTCCCAATCTGGAAACTCCTCAATTGTCATTAACTCAACAACGGGTAATGACTCCCAATTGCAGTTCCAAAACCAAGGGAAACTTCGTTGGTTGCTTCAGAAAGATGCAGTTACAGAAACTGGTTCCAACGTAGGTTCTGATTTGAATCTCTTTGGATATAATGACGATGGTACGTTTGGTGGTTCTGTCCTAAAAGTTCGTCGCTCTACTCGCCAAGTTGAATTCAATACCTCACCAATCTTGAACGTTGCTCAAAGTACAGCAGCAAACTCTTTAGTGCGTAGAGATTTCGTCGAATCTCAAGATGCGTTAAAGGTATCTAAAGCTGGCGATACCATGACTGGAATTTTAACTTTCAGTAACCTTAACACTGGTGTTTTATTTAACAACGCATCGCTTGGTAACGGTAATGGTTTATTCGCTGGTACTGGCGATGGTGCTAGTGATGTTAAAACAAACGTCCAGATTAAATCTTGGTATGGTGTTGGTATTGCCCCAGCAGGTACTAACCCCGACAGTGTAAACAACATTTGGTTTAATGCTCGTAATGGTGATATTTCAACTAATGGTGGATTGATTACATTTGGAACTGGTGCAGCAATCACCCTTAAAGTTCCAACAGGGGCATCAAATATTGTTCTTGGACAAACTGGAAGCGGCAGCACATGGTCTAATAACTGGTATGTTGGTAGAGGTTCAGGTGCAAGTGATGATGTGCAATTGTATAGTTACGTTCACGGAACTAACTTAACACTAGCTTCTGATAGAATTACCTTCAATAAAAGTGCATATGTTGGTGCTGCTAAAGTTCTCGTATCAACTGATGAATACGTTTGGAAAAACCGTGGTCAGCAAGCAGATCTAGGACTTGCTAGTGCGGTACTACCCGGCTATTTCAGCTTCAACCCCGGTGCAACCAGTTCACCAGACGTTGCCCAATACGGACATGGTTTTGCTGTTAACCCCGGTTCTAATGGTGCTGCTGGTGTTTGGTCTAGTCAGTTCGCGGTAACTCATGGCACCCCTAATAAGCTCTGGCATCGTTCAGGGATCAATGGGGCGGCTCAGGGTAATTGGAAGAAGATTTACACCAGTGATGATAAACCTACTGCGGCAGAACTTGGAGTGGTAGCAACCTCAAACGTAGTTGGTACTGTATCCCAAAGTTCTGGTGTTCCAACTGGTGCGATTATCGAGCGTGGTACATTCACTGGTGGTGAGTATGTGAGATATTCGGATGGGACAATGTTGCAATGGGGTAGGTTATCTATTAGTAACAGGGCTGTCACTTCTGCGGCTGGTGTACTCTTCCAATCGGCAGCTATTGATACCATTACCTATGGCCCTGCTTTTGTTGGTACTCCCTCCCCTTCTGCACAATTCCTGTATTCAAGTGGTGGTGCTCGTCCTATTCCCGTACTCACATCATCCACCGCAACCTATGCTTCATTCGTTCTGCAATGTGGGATGAGTGTTAGTGTGGCGGGCGATTATGTTTGGCAAGTAATGGGTCGTTGGTTCTAATTACTTAAATACATATATAGTCAATAACAATAAGAACAAAGGAACTATACAATGATAAAGAATTATCAAATTGCAAGTGGTGGTACTTTCAGACAAAGAATCCCCCGTGATGAACTTCAAGAGTTTAGTACTATTTCAAATGATAGTACTTTCTGGATCGGGACTCACAAAATGACAGTATCTGTTACTGATGAATACATCGAACTTCTGATTAGTAATACATCAGGTATGCGAAAAGGTGATCATGAGTACAAGGTCACGGCTCAAAACGAGTTTGGGGATACTCTGATCTTAGTGATGGGTAGGATTAGGGTGATAGGATGATTGAGAAGTTAAAAGGGTTTCTTGATTTGAAGGCCATCTTCTTAGTGTTTAGTATCTTTGGTGCTGGCTATGTGGCTTATACACAAGTGGGCCAACATGAGATCAGACTAAACACCTATCAAGATAAACTTGTAACCCTAGAAAAGAATGAACTAAAAGTGGATTCAAGAATCGTTGTTCTTGAGAAAGCACAAGATAGAACAGATGGGCAGTTAGAAAAACTCAATGTAACACTCAATGAACTGAACATTAGTTTAGTACGTTTAGCTAGTACATTAGAGAATATGAACAAAAAAGGCACCTAATGGTGCCTTTTCTTTTATGTATTCATTGTAAACCCACCAACATCATGAACGTTTTTCAGTGCTGATTCATTGTAATACTCAACACCTTCAATAATAATTGGTGTAGATAATGATTTCATGCTTTCACTGGTTTGATTTACTTTTATCTCAGAACCATAATGCTTTATAAAAGCCTCTAGCGTCATTATGTTGCCTTCTACTGTTTTGTAAATACCATCTGCAATCTTCTTCAT